GTTGTTTGTCGATGTAAGAATGCAGTAATAATTTGAACCGCCGTAACTTACAAGATCACCCAAAGAATAAACTTGATTTGTGGTAATTGTTCCAGCACCAACACTTGTAATGTCAATTGCCGCGCCACCAACAGTCAAAGAGAATTGAAATGTGTTTGCGGTTGCTCCAACAACATAATAAGTTGTAAGAGCCAACAAGCCCACGGGAATTGTTATGGTGGCTGCAATTTGAATTGGAGTTGCGTTTGCATAACCGTGCGCGTTGCTTGTCACGGTATCTGTGGCAGTAGTAACAGCCGTAATTGTCTTTGTTGCGCTGAATGCGCTTGGAGTTCCCGCTAGCAGTGTCTCGCCCTGCGTGTGAAATCGAATGTAGCCATCACCAAACTCAAGAATCATTGTTTGTGTGGTGCTGTATGTAAATGAAATGAGTCGGGTTTTTTTGGCGCTGTATTTAACTTCGCGCACAAACTTTGTTCCTGGTCGGTTTACGGCAGGACCTTGCGGTAATGCAATAAAGTTCCGCATCTTTGCAGCACCAGTCTGAAACTTCTGATCATCAATGCGACCAAACATTTCTGGAGACAATTCGCCGCCAGCAAATGACCGATTGAATGTTCTGGTCGTTGGCATTAGCGTCCGCTTGTCCACGAAACAACATGCTCGACCCTGATGTTCCTTTGATTTGAATCAGATTGCTTTGCTGCTTGCAAGTATCCAGCCATCATCTGAATGCAACGCTTTGCTTCGGCAGATCCTGCATCTCCCTTGATGACTGGACCTGCAAGCATGCTTGCAAGATGCCAACTCAAAGACAAAACAAACAACGCATCAAACTTTGTTGGATCTACAACTAAAGCCTGATACCGAAGTACGGCACTTTCTTGATTGGTGTAAATGACTTTGTTGCCAATAGTGTCAACCTCAATTGAATATGGCTGAGGTGTGTACTGACCAGCCGCAACAACTGGCGGAAAGAATGGCGTGTCGGTCGGGACGAAACGCGCCGAGTAATCATCACCAGCATCTGAAGCAAGAATTGAAACTGCGACAGACATGTCCGAAGGGGCAGCGTATGCATACAGCCATTCGGTTATTGGGTTTGTAACTTGAGCCAACGAGATGCGCTTTGAAGCAAAGTTCCAATTATGCATTTGGAGCATTGTGTCTCTTGCAATTGCATAGAAACGCTTGCAGTGTTCGGCTTGTGAAGATCCTTCAGGAGGATCAATGCTCGAAACCGTTGCATCGTCACCAATATGAGCCAACGCAAGGTTACAAATATCTACAACACTAGCCATCGAACCTCCTTATGAAAACGAGAGGAGCCGTGATTTCTCATCGACTCCCCTCGCTCGTATGAATCTTTACAAACGAGATTAGTCAGCCGAAGAAGCAACAGTCTTGTTTTTTGGAGTCCACTTTTGTTTTGCAACTGGAGTGTCATCCACTTTAACTTCGGTCTTTTCAAATTCAGTCCCGTCGATAATTTCGACATTCGTGTTTTTAGGACCGTTGTATTCAAATTCATCTCCCTCATTGCGGAGGGAGTTGTCAATGAAACATGTGACTTTTGCTTTTACCTTTGGCATTAAATCTCCTTAAATTAAACGAGTTCAAACCCAGACTTATAGAACTTCTTGCCGTCTTGGAAATCTTTGACAACATATGCTGTCATTGCTCCAGCGGTTGTGGTTGCAGTTGCAATGGTGTAAATCACGCCAAGGTAACGCAGTCCAAGTGAAGCGACCAATGGGTTAATACGCACAACGAACTGTGTACCCAATGTCAAAGAAGCAACTCCAGTTGCAGCAACTGAACCAACGGTTGTTGGCGTAGTCAATGCAGTAGCAGCAGACACAACACAGTTTATTGCAACCGTTGCAGAAGCACCAACAAAGGCTTCGGTGACGGTGAACACAATGTAAAGAGGTTCGCCTTCACCCATATCACGAGCAATATTGGTTGCATTTCCTGTGTCAACAATATTTTCCGAATTGTAAGCAGCAGCAGTTTGTGACAGATCTTGACCAGTAGTAACGCCTGTAGTGCTACTAGTAGTACCAGAGAGCATGAGTAAATTATCAGTAATCATTTTATGTTTTTTCCTTTTGTAAAATTTGAATTAGACGACACGCGATTCCGAATTCAGCAAAGAATCAACCTTGCGAAGTGGAATCCCCAAGAACGACAACCAACTGTGTGGCTTACCAAATTGAGACAAGCCTTCGTTAATATTCAACACCGCACTAGTTTTGTCCATAGCCGCCAAAGCCAAGCCGCTGTGAACGGTGCGGTTCATGTAGAACGCGCAACGACCCATTGTCATGTTTGGAATGCGGTAAACCGCTCTTGCCATCATCTTAATTAGTTGTGTTTGCACATTATTAGCCTGAGTACCACTTTGGTCAATCAACAAAGAAACATCAATGTTGCAAATACGAACAACATATCGCCAGTCCTTGACAACCAAACCGTTCTTCCATTGGTAACGAGTTGCATACGCTTGCATGCGACCGTCACTGTTAAACACGGTTTGTTCGCCAAGATCCTCATGGATCAAACCAGCCTTTGAACCCTTTGGGAATGGGCAATACACAGTATTGTCTCCCCAGCAAACCAAGAACACCGAAGTGTTGTCAGAGCCAGTACCACCAGCGTCAAGAACATTTGCTGCGTTTCCTCCTGCGATAGTTGAGTATCGACCAGCCAATCCAAGGAACGACTTTGGTTCGGTGGATGGGTTACCGTAAAACATTGTGCTTGCCTGTGTTTGGTTCATTGCTTCCAAGAACGCAGTGTCTTCTGACAAACGGAACTGAGCAGTGTTGCCATTGAGCATTGCAAGATCCTTGTCCACTTCTGAACGGGCTTCGAGCATTCCACATGCTTCGTCAACTTGTGCAGTCGTTGACTTGCTACTTGGAATGCCTTGATTCAATGCTCTCCAGTACACGGTTGGCAATCCTGTTCGGATTACAACGCGTTCGCCAGTCGGCAAATTGCCTTCCTTAAAAACTGCGTCCTGAAGAATTTCATTTGTTTGCGAGAGGAGTTCAGCCACGACTGGAACAGATCCGTTTGGATCAGTTCGTTTCGCCCAGTCAGCGAGAGTTAAATTTGTTGTTGCAAGTGTTGCCATAAAAATAGTCCTTAAAATTAAGTTTTTTGATTTGAATAAAGCATTGACGCTTGTGATGCAAAGTCTTGTGGTTGTCCCTTTGAACCTGAGCCACTTGACGGACCGACATAACCATCTTCACTAATTGATTTCCCTGCTCGAAAGAAAAACCTGATGACTTCAGGATGATTCCCTAGACCAGATTGATTTAATACCGTTCGCAGTTCAGGTGTCCCAAATGTGTCCAACGCCTTCTTCGCAACCGACATGTTCTTGTCGAGCGACTCTCCGCCGAATTCCTTATCAATTCGTGACGAATCAACCCATCCTTGTCGAATAGAATCGATTTGAGCCATCTGCCTTTCAGCGAGTTTTGGACCAAGTGTGTCTAACATCTTCTGCGCGGAAGCCTGACTCAAGTTCAATTCACGGGCAACATCCGAATATGTCGAAATGACTTCGTTGTCAAAATTCTTGCCTTCTGGGGCTTTGAATTCATACTTTTCTGGTGCGCCAACCGCTTCGGTCTTTGGAGCATCCTTACTGTCGCCCTCTGTATTGCCAGTCTCAGTTGCATCTGCAACTTGCTGGTCTTGAGTCACAACCGCATTTGATACATCTCCTGTTGGAGATTCAGTCGATGCAACAGCAGCGTTATTGGTTGGTGCTGGTGTTGTCATCAATGATTCTGTTTGTGTCATTTTGTTCCTTTAGCATTACCTGATACAAGTCTGAGCAAGTCTGGTGAATCATCGAAATCGTTCTTAGTCCGCTGTTTCTGTTTCCTTCGTTAAATGCCATCTGCATTGAATTCTGACTGAAACTAAGCCTAAAAACTCCTGCCTGATCCAACATCCTCCATACGATCCTTCGACCTTTCTTGTTACTCATCAGCCATTTCAGATCTGATTCTTCATTCTGCCTATTTAGTTTTTCTCGAAGGTCTTTATTTTCCTTCGTTTGCTCTTGACCTCGAATGTCTAGCGGATCGTAGTTACTCACTTTTAAAATTTAATCATTGTCTGTAATGCATGGGTACCGTCAGTACATTGCGACTAGCGCGGTAGCAGTTGTTGCAGTTGCGTTAATGCGTGTGCATCGAATTGGAAGCACAGTTCCAACAGGTACCGCAGTAAACAAAACCACATCGCCATTGGACATGACCGCTGTAATGTTTCCTGTGCCGCCCACATAAACGGCGCGAGTAACGCCAGTTAAGTCAACGGTATTACTTGTCGTGATTGCCGCCGCATATTCAAAACTGTTTGGTGTAGTCGCAATTGATAATGTTGTTGGGATTGCCATTGTTTACTCCTTAAACTTGACTTGGTGAAGGGTTTGAATACCCACTAAATTGGTTCATTACATCCATTAACGCGTTCTGTTGACCGCTTCCTGTTGGCGACTGTGCCAAATTCTTTGCAGTTGCAGACTGTTGTTCCATCATCGCAGACTGCTCCTTCGCAGCCATCGCCTTGTTTCGAGCGTCTCGAATCATCGCAACCTGCTTGCCAGCCACAATCAAATTCGGATCAACGCCAAGCATGTCGGAATATGAGTCTGCCCACTTGTCAGAATCGAACTTATCCAGCACATCAGGCTTCATCTGGGCAATTGCGCCAAGGTTTCCTACAAACCGATCAACGCTATTCGTCCCAATCGCCCGTTGAGCCTGTGCCAACAT